TCGAAAGTATTTGCTTACATGGATTGGTAGCTAACCTAGTTTTTAGTGTAGGTATTGATCAAGTACAGCAATTAAGGGCAGATTTTGAGATTACTTGCGATTCTGGCAAGACTAAAAAAGTAATCAAAATTAATTTAACATTTGTAGAATTGAAATCTACAAACTTGCTATTTGAAACATTAACAAGTTTATCGGAATCAAATAATCCGTATATATGGATTAAAGGTAAGGCGATTAATTCTCCAGAAATTACGATTCTTGTTAACGAATGGGGAAAACGCTATGAAGACCTAAAAATGTCTTAAAAGTAAAAACTAGCACAATTGGGGAGTAAAACAGTGAACATCAACTCGCATCTCAAAGAGCAGCTGTATAAGCTTATGATTAGAAATAAATATCTCGAATTACCTCTTGACTCAAAAAATTGGATTGATAATTTATTAAAAAAATCTCAAACTAGCCAAATAACTAACAAGATATTAATCTGGTGGTGGGAAGGGGATATACAAAAAGGATACATCTATCTGTACTTATTCGATGGTAAATGGAATCTCTCTTTTATTAATCGGTTTAAATTTTGGGTTATAACTATTCTTATGCCTATATGTACAGGAGTTACTATTCCTTCTCCTCTTAAAAAAGATTTTGATCTTTTCAGAGAAGCTTTAACACTAGCGTCGATTTTTCTAGCAGAAAAAAGCTGGTATAAAGAAATAACCGACAATACAACTAAGGAGTAAAAAAATGAAAAACCTGACCTATCGAGTGCTAATCAACTTAAGCTACGCTGAGTTGCCAACAGAAGCCAAGCAATATGTCGATCGCTTAGTTCTTAAAACATCAAAAAACCCCTTTACATCAAAACTACTAGAAGGAGTTTATGAAAGCGTAATCAAAGCAGATGACAATGATATAGAATGTCTTTTAAGCAGTGCATTTATTGACGCTGATTCAGATAGGAAAGTAGGATGTTTTTGGCGTTTTAAAGCTGCTATATTCCAGTTTATCTTTTCGATTTTAACAGGTGTAGCAATACCTAATCTTTTCAAGAAAAACTATTGTCTTTTTCTACAATCTCTTGTTATAGCTAGTTACCTTGTAGAGGAGGGTTATGTCATTCTCCCATTGTTTGGGACTACGAATAAAGCAAGAAACAACTAAAAATAATCACAACTGAGGAGTAACAAAATGAGCACAAAATCAAGAGACAAAATCAGAACTTATGGGTCTGCAAGAGGAGAGTTAATAGTAGTCGATCCCCAGCTAATTTCTTTTAGATTAGCTAACGGCGACTTTATCGGACCAAGAATAGGTCTTTATGACGACGGCAAAATGCACGTCTTGCCTGATGAAACTCTTTTAACCTTTAGCCTCGATTTAATCGAGGCTATCGCAGGGGAAAACGGATGGAATACCCGCGTTACCTACGACTTGGAGTTGATTAAAGAACTAGCCGATAAGATACTGGCATCGGGCGTAATCTATCAACCTTTACACTTGATTGCAGACGGTGATCGACTGTTTCCTATGGACGGGCATCGAAGGGTATTAGCTTGGTTGCTTTTAGCCTCTCAAGGAATAATAATTCCTAACGTTCTAGCAATTATTAAGCCTTTGTCAGGCGGGCTAACCGTCCGGGACTTAGAGTATCAAATGCTCTCTTACGGCACTGATAGCGAAAAACTATCGGTGTACGACAAAGCGAAACTGATCAGACGGCATTTACACGAGGATAGATTAGCTGGTTTAACTGAAGAACAGTCCTACCAACAGTTTTGCGAAAAAACTGGATGGAAAAAATCAGAATATGATCGGACTCTAGAAATTTCTTCGATGTCTAGTCCGACATTAAAAGCAATCGAAGGTAAAGTATCGGAGACGACTTTACACAATCTTGTAAGGAAAAATGAACTAACACTCTCGGAGAAAGAAAATGTTCTTTTAGAGACTGTAGCTATAGCGGAAGAAAAAGGGATAAAAGCCACTGGAGAATTAGTTCAATCTGTAGCAGCTAACCTTATAGAGTCTAAAAATCCAACCTTTTTGGACTCCAATGGAACCGTAAAACCCAGTGACGAATTAGAGCCAAAACCCATTAAACTTACTCCGAAAGCTAAAGAAGTTAAATATCTATTAATGACTTTAGCAACCGAAGGAAATGCAAAACAAACAGACGATGATACAATGACCGTAGATTTTCCTGTAACTCTTTGGGAAAAACTTATTGATTTTGTAGAGAGATTAAGTTAGGATTAGTTGTCAGTTATCAGTAAAAAATTGCTAAATAAATTAAAAGAACCCGATGATCCAATATCACGAACGCACACAAACTCAAATTAGACTGCTATCCCAAAAATTAGCAGATACAGTTGGTAGAGAAATATTTGCTTCTTTAGAAAGAGGAGATCAAGAAGATATTTTTGAGCAAATGCTTACAAGCCTCTACTATTCCTATAAATTTAATAGGCACATGACAAGCTGGTGTGGAACTGCATTCCAAGCGATTGAAACCCTGCTATCTAAACTGGAAAAAAACAATGAACCAAAAAAATGCACTCAACCCCGAAATTCTACTGATGGCCACAAAACTAGCAGATAAAGTCCACGATATTTTTCCCTTTTCTAGCAAAGAAGAAAAAACAGTCTTTTTTGAACTAATGCTTTTAGATTTGTCGCTTTTAGCTTCTCAAGACGGATGTGTAGCGGCAGGGAATGCGCTAAAGACAATTGAAACTTTACTATCTAAGTTAGATTAGTTTAAAATTAGCTATCAGTTATCAACTAAAAATCAAAACAATTAGGAGTAAAACAATGACAAAGCCACTAATATTAAATGAGCCAGCCTCTTTTCAGCTTCAAGAAATGATCGAAAAATTATTAGAGCTAGAAGATGCTAATGGCTTCAATAAAGGGGAACAAGCTATTCTCTATGAACAAATGCTCGATAAATTAGTGTCTTTAGACTGTGTAGAAGCAAGATGCGCATTAGAAACGATTAAAGTTTTATTAATTGAGATAGGGCGCATTACAGTTGATATACAAATTCTTAGTTATCAGTTATCATATGTAAGTGATCAATAATTAGTTAAAAAATCAAAACAATTAGGAGTATTATGTCTTTTTTCGTCTCTTCAGATTGTCCTGCTCGTGAAACAGAGTGGCCTTGCCCTGACCCTGTACAACTGAGTCCAGAAAAAATAGAACAAGAAAAAAAACAGGCAGAAAAAAAGATTTTTAGAAGTGTTCATTCAAAAAGAATACTTGGGAGTCTAGAAAAAATTGAAATAGTTTACGGATATACAGTTTATGTATTTTCTGATGGCAGCCGATGGAACTTAAAGGATTATTATAGACATTTAGAAAGTATTCCCCTTTACGGTCCGTACTTAAGTGACTATGGAATTAACCGAAAAGATAAAGAAGGATTTACTCCAGTTAGAACATATCAAGCAACAAATGATATGTTTCAATAAATCTCAAATAAAGAACAGAGGGTTAACCCTCTGTTCTTTTTCTGTTATGCTCCGATTAGTTTCTCCTGTAAATATTGGTAAACCTCTTTCTGTAAATCTTTTGGGGCAGAACACAGAAAAGCTTTCACATCTTCTAGATCGATCTCTTTAATCATCTTCTGTAACTCATCTAGCTTTGAGTAAAGAGACTTAACTTCTTCAATTACAAGCTTTGCTTTAACTTGAGTATCAGCTTCCTGAAAAAGTTCGGGAACTAAATTAGGATTTTTAACACAATCCTTTTTTTGATTGATTGGATCTTTTAGAAAATCCTGAATTGTTGGCCAGTCGCCATTAAGATAATTCACAAAAGAATCTGTATCAAGACCAAATACAGCAGCTAGTAATCGCATATTCCCTAGATCAGGGCAACTAGCGATATTTTTTAGCTCCCAGTTTTGAACCGCTCCCCCAGAAAATTCTGTGCCAGGTAATCCCAATCGCCGGCCTTCTTTTAGTATCCACTCAGTAAATTCGGCTTGGGTCATGCCTAGCCCCATCCTTTTTGCCTTAATGGTGTCGGACATTTTGCTTATCCCTTTTTCTGTCAAGGCCGAGGACTTTACTCGTTTGCGGGGTGTCCCGTCGCTGTTAAATCGTGGTGTAGCCATAAAAGTGTATTTTGATAAGATACCCTTATCTTACACTACCTTGCAAAAAACTTACAAAAAACTTACAAGCAATCTCGACTTTTATGATACAATATAGAAAATTCTGTAAATTAAGCCATGTCTGCCAATCAAGATGCTCCAATAAAAGTTGTGTCAATCCGGGTTAAAAAAGAGCTATGGGCTGAGATGTGTCAAAGGTCAGAAGCTTTAGGCTTAAAAACCCAAGAGGCAATTGAAATTGCACTAAAGTCCTACCTTTCTATCCCCATTGATGCCGAACTCAGTGCCAGAAAAGAGGGCGAAAATGCCTTTTACAACTCTTTGCATAAATCTAAAACCTAAGCGTAGCAAGGATTTACAGGTGTAGTGTAAGTGTAGTATTTACCGATCAAGAAAATTCTGCTAGGATAGTAAATACCTTGATTTGTTCTAATCCACCTTATCCCCCCAACAAAAAACCCGCTCGGAGGCGGGTCGTGTAAACAACACACTTTTCTTTTATTTCAATAACATTTATGGTAACACAATCCTCGAACCGTGTCAAGATCGATAAAAACAATCCTTGCCCCCACTGTGGTAAGCCTGATTGGTGCTATATGTACACATCTGAAGACGGCAATTTACTCTCGGTCTGCAACCGAGATCACGAACCTGCACCGGGATGGGAAAAATCTTCTAAATTAGATGGTCAGGGCAAGCCAATCTACTATTTTAAGAAAGAAGTCAAGTTTTCCGACTACAAAACAGAAAAAACTCAATACTTCGTTTATCCTCCTCTTGCCAACGGATTGAAAATCCGTGTGTACCGGAAAGACTATCAAGAAGATGGTATTTGGAAAAAGGATATTAAACAGCAGCACTCTACAGACAATGGCAAAAACTGGAAGTGGGGCATAGATGATATTGAGTACAAAGATATACCTCTTTATCGTCAAGACCGCCTAGAAAAGGCTATTAAAGAAGGGACTCAGATATTTGTAGTAGAAGGCGAGACTAAGGTAGAGAAACTAGAATCTCTAGGATTAGTTGCCACTTGTAATATAGGCGGATCAAAAAAATGGCAACCGTCCCACACAGAAGCTTTAAAGGGAGCAAATCTGATTTTATGCCCTGATCGCGACAAAGGGGGAGTGGCTCACTGCCAGAAAATTTATCAAGATTTCCCCGATGCAAAATGGCTTTATGCCTATCCAGATTCTCCTTTGTGGAATCATTTACCAGATTCTCAAGGGGTAGATATTCTTAATTGGATTGAAGAAAAGAAGGTAACTCTCGATACATTGCTAACTGCGATAGTTGATAAACCAAAAGAAACAAAAGAGAGCAAAGAAAAAGAAGTCACAGTAACAGAAACGATGACTTTTCAAGACCTAATAACAGCTATTGACGGCTGTATTGGTCAGGAAGAAATCACCCGAACTCAGTGGCAAGAAAAAGTTGATCTGTGGGCAAAAGCCACTGGTAAGAAACCATCGGACATACGACATTTAATTGAAATCCGTAAAACAGAAATAGCAGAAGGGGACGCTATCAAATCAGGATTAGAAGGGTTCCTGAAAGGTAAGCATTATCAGCAGAAAGAGATTGATCTTTTTGAGATACTTCCGAAACCTTTAGCCGAAGCGATTATAAGCCGTGCCAAGACATTAAATCAACCCCCAATCAGATTACTGCATTCTTTATGGCCAATACTAGGAGCTATTTTAGGAAGTCGGTTTGCAATTAACCTCCGAACTACTGTAAGAGAAAGGGAATGCTGGAAGGAATACCCGATATTCTATTGTGCAGATTTAGGCGGGGTTTCTACTGGAAAAACCCTCACTCAAAACGAAGTTTGTCGGGTTTTGAAAAGAAAAGATTTAGCCGAGCAGAAAAGAGTTACTAAGGAACAATCCACCCTAGACGATCTAAAAGCTGCGTGGCAAGAGATGTCAGCATCAGATCGCAAGGCAAACAAAGCAAACGCTGAAATCAACCCTCGTCTTTATGAGAAAGAACATTGTCAGGCACGTCGGTGGTTTTACGACGAAGGCACTCTTGATGGCATCCTAAAAACGATGTCCTCGCAACCTTCTTGGCAAGGTGGGGTAGTCGTCTATGACGAATTATCGGGATTTTTTGAGGGATTAAATCAGTACCGATCAGGTGGTAAAGGGAATGATCGGCAACGAGATTTAAGCAACTGGAATGGCCCTATTCGAAATACTTTTGACCGTGTAAACAAAGACAATCGATACTATTTAGATGGGCAAACACTTAATAAATTAGGTGGGATACAAGTCGAGAAGCTCAGGAAATATCTTGATTTATCTAATGATGTCGATGGGGCAGTTTCTCGGTATCTTTTCTTGCTACACGAACCCCTTGATCCTCGTCCTGGTAAGCCGCCAGAAGACCCTAATTCTATCGATGAGTGTATCGAAAATATTATCAATCAAATCAGTGGAATTAGCCTAGAAGCTGATGAAAATGGGATTATCGATCCTTATAATTGCTGGTTTAGCGAAATCGGAGAAAGTTATGCCTGGGGTATCAAGTACCATTACGAGATACTTATTAAGAAGTATCGAGCGATTAATCCATCGTTTGCTTCCTATCTAGGAAAGCAAATGAAGACCTTTTTAAGGCTTACATTAAGCATCCATCTTCTCAATTGGATATTTGATCCAGATAATACTAATCTTTACAGTATTCCTGTACAAACAGCCATTAAAGCTGCTAAGATGACCGACTTCTATATCAGTCAATTCTTGACAATTCAAGGAGTTACATCTCACGACGAGAATCCAGTACAGGGAATTTTATCCGAAATCTGGGAGATCGTTAAAAGCGCAGGTCAAATCAAGCCCCGGGACGTTGCCCAAAAATTCGGCGGGCGTAAAATTAATGGGGAAAAAGTAAATACATCTATCGCCCGTACCCTACTTACTCAGCTAGAGCAAGCTGGCTATGGACGACTAGAGGTCAAATCAAGGGGTATGATACTGCACTATCAAGAGCCAAAAGAATTAGAAACTTTTGAGATAGAAGATGAATCCCTAGAATACCAATCAGAGATAAAAGAAGAAATTGTCCAGGCTCCCACTCCCACACCAAAACCCGAACCAGTTTCTGACACTGAGATAGTAGAAGTTGAATCAGGGCCAGTCGATGAGTTATCGGCCGATGGTGTCCATATCGATAGCCTCCCTGATCTTGAAAAAGAAACCGTATTAATACGAACGGCTGCATCTGTAGAGATAGGGGAGCGAATTATCCCACCGAGAGCAGTCGGGAAAGTTACAGAAGTAACTTTTGATAATCAATGGCTTTTGAGGGTAGAAACTGTTTTAAATGGGTCTGTAATTACTTTTACAATTCCATTTTCTGATTGCTATTTGCAGGATATAAGCACCTGATAGGATTGACAATTTTAGGAGTCCCTGATAGGATTGAAGTGCTAGAGTAGCTTGGTAGCTAAAGGCTGAAACGGAGCCTTCAACCGAAAAGGGACTTAATGCAAAAAATAAAGTTATTTTTTGTTTTAAAACTGAAATTTGCGAATCCACCGAACTTGGCAAAGATTGAGTGAGGGAAGGGCGTTTCGTCAGGAGTAGATTTAATTAAGTTTTGCGGGTTCGATTCCCGTCTGGGGACTATGATCGGACAATATATTCCTTCCCGATACCCTGAAAAGATTTATCGTGTTAATTCCTATGGTCAAATTTTCCCTCGGTGTAAACCATTGGGGATTATTAAGACTGCCATAGGAATCTACTATCACTTTGAATCAATTGATCGCCTCACAAAAGGAGAACATTTTTACTGTTTTAGAAAAGAAGATTTTCAAGAAATCTCTTGACAATTCTAGCAGAATGATATAAGATTTAAGTAATCAATTAAGGGGGAATCATGAAGCTTATTGCAAATATGAGCACTGCTAAAATTAGTTATTACGCTAATTTTTATGCTGGACAATATCGAAGTTCTAAAAAAGAATCTGGAGAAAATATACAAATAAAACGTGACGTTTTATACTCTAAAATTCGGGAGTACAACAAAGTTTTAGAACAGCGTGGACTTGAAAAAGTAAAGGTGTAAGTGTAAAATGACAACAAACTCAAAAAAGCGACTATATTGTGTAATTTTTTGGCTAACGATTTTGGCTTATTTAGTAATTATATCGGCTTTATCATTAGATGCGAACGAAGCCTATAAAGACTACAAAGTTAATTTGAGCCTATTGTACGGTATTGTTTAAAAAGTAAAGGTGTGATTATGGAAAAAAAAACTAAAAAAGCATGGGCTAAATTATCAAGTCAGGATGACATTGATAAGAACAAAGGACTTATCAGAGGGACAGATGAGCAAGAGTCTGCCAAAAGATTTAAAGCGCACCTAGAAAATTGTAGAAAACACTTAAAGGATTGGAGACAATGAGATACACGATCAGGACAATAGATAGAGAAAATAAGCCTTGCAAGATTAAAGCTTCTATGCACGAAAGCCGATTAATGGCTTATTTAGACGCTTTAAGCCGCAACGGTCATCATGGTATCGTAGTAGAGGAATCAGTAGGTATTTCTTAGTAAATTTACCCAACAGGAGTAACACATGAACACATGGCAAATAGCGGAAAAGTTATTTAATTTCTGTAAAGAAAAATACCCGGATTTAGACTGGAATTTTGATTTTACAGATAATGGCTACGAAATCATTCAATGCTTAACTTTTTCTAATGACAGCATAGAGATTAGATACGGTTTTTGTACGGGATTAGACAGACGACTTAAGTGTGTTCAGTGGCAAGATAACCAAATAGGAAGGTTTAAAATTTGGATAAATCCTCCTACTGAGTTCTGTCATGATCGGTATGAAGACATTATAGTTTTTGAGAATCTTGCCTATTATAGACATGAGCTATGGAGTGCAGAAGATTGGAAATTAGTTAGTCAATACCGAAAAATAATGTTAAATATTTTCACTTTCATTCTTGATGAAGTTAAAAATATCTAGCATTACTAGACAGAATATCTGTCTAGTAATTTTACCCAACAGGAGTAACAAGTGGACATAAAACAAGTAACAGGGAAAATATTAGAATTCTGTCACAGAAGTTATCCAAATTTAAGATGGAATTACTCTTATAGTGATATTGATAGTTGTAAGGATGTTTCACTTATTTTTGGCTCTTGCTCTTTGTTTAAACTAGAACTAGAAATTCGCTCATATGAAAAACAAGAGCGTTATTCTTACGAAAAAGAAGCTACTTACGATTATATACTAGGGTCGCTTCTAATATCTCAATCAGAAGAAAAATCCTTACTTCCCTGGTCAGGTAGTTTTCAAGTGAGTCTAAACCATAATAAGAATAGCGAGTTAGAGTTTATGATTGCAACCCATGACGAGTGGAATGATGATAGCTGGAGTGTAGTAAAACAAGCCAGAAAAATAGTGAGAGAAATCTTTAATTTTATTGAAGACGAAATCCAAGAATAGACAGGAGTAACAAGTGGACATAAAACAAGTAACAGAAAAAATATTCAATTTCTGTAAAGAAAAATACCCAGATTTAGACTGGAATTTTGACTCTGAAAATAATATAATTCAGTGTCCACTTTTTCCTGATGAATTAATAATAGAGGTTTTTCTGGATAGTCCGCTTAAGCGTATTTCATGCGAAGCATATCATGTAGGCACGTTTGAATTGTGGATAAACCCTGACGATAGCAATAACTATCCTTATGAGAATCAAATAGCATTTGATTATATTAGAAAGTCAAAATCTGATTATTTTGACAACAAATACAGAGAAACTCGAAAAGTAATGCTAGGCATTTTTAATTTCATTCTCGATGAGATTCAAGAGTAAATAGGAGTAACAAATGGACACATGGCAAATAGCTTGGAAAATATTCAAATTTTGCAGGGAACAACACCCAAATCTAAGATGGGACATCAAATCTGTAAGAAAAGACTCAACATATATTTATGGATCAGATTCTTTTATTGAATTAACATTAAGGGTTCACAAAGAATGTGAATTTGAATATATTTTAGGTTCTTCTAAAATATCACCTCCTATGCTCTGGCTAGGCACGTTTCACGTTTGGATAAATTTTGAAAAAAATAGTGACATAGATTTTACTCTTTATGAGACAGACAAAATATGGGACGAAAAAGATTGGCTATTATCCAAACAATCTCGAAAAATAATGTTAAATATTTTTAACTTTATTCTCGATGAAATCCAAGAGTAAAAACATTACTAAGAGTTAAAATAATGGCGACAAACAAAGAGTTAGGACTTCCGCCT